CTGGCTCTACCGACATGAAGGAACTGGATCTGCTGAGGCGGATGCAGGATCGCGAAACCAGGGATTTGATGTCGCTGGGCACGAAGCTGAGGATTACGCCGCAGGCTCGTTACGACAAGACCCGGCCGCAGAAAGATAAGCCCAAGCCCGCGTGGGCCGTGTAAAACGATCCACTCAGATTATTGAGTGGATTGAGAGCTATTGCCGGGTTCCTGAAGGCAAGGACGTTGGCAAGCCGCTCAAGCTTCGTCCGTGGCAGAAGGATGTCATCAGGCGGATTTACGATAATCCTGTAGGCACGCGCCGGGCGATTATCAGCGTAGGCCGAAAGAACGCGAAAACCACCCTTTCGGCGCTGTTGCTACTGGTTCACTTGGTTGGGCCTATGGTCCGACCGAACAGCCAGTTGTACAGCACGGCCATGTCGAGGGATCAGGCGGCGGTTCTGTTCTCGCTGGCCGCGTCGATCATTCGACAGTCCCAAGAGTTGGGCGAGATGATCGGCATTCGTGATACCGCGAAACAGCTGTATTGCGAGTATTACCAGACGATCTACCGGGCGCTGTCGGCGGATTCGACGACCGCCTATGGGCTTTCTCCGGTGTTCTGTGTGCATGACGAGCTGGGGCAGGTCAAAGGGCCTCGGCATGGCCTGTACGAAGCCATCGAGACGGCGACCGGGGCGCATGAAGACCCGTTATCCATCATCATTTCGACGCAGGCTCCGACCGATGCGGATCTGTTATCGGTGCTGATTGACGACGCGGTAGCTGGGAATGATCCTCGCGTGGTTGTCGAACTGTATACCGCTCCTGAAGACGCTGATCCGTTCGATATCGAGACGATCAAGGCCGCGAATCCGGCGTTAGGTGACTTCCTGAACGAACGGGAAGTGCTCGATATGGCGGAAGCGGCCAGAAGAATGCCGTCCCGCGAAGCGGAATTTAGAAACCTGATCCTGAACCAGCGTGTAGAGGCTTCCAGCCCCTTTGTTACTCAGTCGGTATGGCGGGCCAACGGCGGTCAGATTGAGTCATGGGGGGCGGTCTACGGTGGATTGGACCTATCGGAGACGAGCGACCTGACGGCGCTGGTTCTGGTGTCGAACAAGGGCGGGTTTACCAACGTCAAGCCCACTTTTTGGCTTCCGGGCGAGGGCTTGGAGGAACGGGCACGGAAAGACCGGGTGCCGTATGACGTTTGGAGCAAGAACGGCTTTATCAGCACAACGCCGGGCCGGTCGATTGAGTACCAGTACGTTGCAAAGCACATCGTTTCGGTCTTCGAGACGATGGACGTGAGAAAAATCGCGTTTGACCGCTACAACATGCGGCATCTGCGGCCCTGGTTGATCGAGGAAGGGCTTTCCGAGTCGTTCATTGACGACCGATTTGTGGATTTCGGGCAGGGATTCGTTTCGATGAGTCCGGCTTTGCGGAATCTGGAATCCCTTTTGCTGAATGAGCGAATTCGGCACCAGGAGCACCCGGTTCTGACCATGTGCGCGGCGAATTCCGTTGTGAAGATGGATGAAGCGGGCAATCGGAAGCTCGACAAGAAGAAATCACGAGGCCGGATTGACGGCATGGTGGCTCTGGCGATGGCTTGCGCGGTGATGGCGGAAGACCAGCATGAAAAGCCCGTGTATCCGGTGGACGTGCTTTCGATAGTCGAGGATTTGCACGCTTGAAAGACTGCGTTTTGATTTCGGTTCCGCACACAGGGACGTGGCGGACCATTTCAATCCTGACAGATGCGGGCTATCACGATGCGGGGCTTTCGGAGCCGATTCGGCATGATTTTCCGGTGATCCGTCACGGGCACATGCTGAAAGAGACGCAGATTCAGCGAGCGATTGAATGGGCGCGCTCGATGCCGCTGATTCTCCCGCTTCGGCACCCGTACCGGGTGGCTGAGTCGTGGAAGAAGCGCAGCCGTCCGATGCGGGACTTCATTCCGTGCTTTAGGACGTTTCTGGACCGTTTTATGCCGTTTGATCCGTTCATCGTGCCGGTTGACTCCGAGCATCGTGACGAGGCTCTGGCGGTCTTGTCGATGGGCTTGGGTGTCGATCTGAAGACGGATTGGGCGGTAGTGAACGGAAAGAAAGGGCTGCACAAGCTGAGGCTAGAAGACTGCAGGCCGAGCGCTGACGTAATTGAGCTTGCAGCCGAGATGAAGCCTTTTCTTTCCCGGTTCTACTGATGAATCCCGAGTGGAGGCGAATTTGCGGCTTGCATTCGCAGGATGACGGTCTAGTGGCCGCTGTTTGGATGGCCCATGACAAGTCTACGGACGCTATTCATCTGTACGACTGTGCCAAGTTTGCTAATGGCGAGGTTCTGGCCGTTATCGGTGAGGGTATCAACGCCAGAGGGCGCTGGATTCCGGTGGCGTGGCACGAGAAGTCTAAAGAACTGGCGAACAAGCTACTGGATCGCGGCTGTCGCATGCTGCCGGAATCCGTAAAGGATGACAGCGGCATGGCTGAAATCGTCTCACGCGACGTTCTGGAGCGAATGAGAACGGGCCGGTTCAAGGTCGATAAGCGTTTGGCTGAGTGGCTGGACGAATACAAGAGTTTTTTTCGAGAGGGCGGAAAGGTTCCTCTCAGTAGTCATCCGCTGATGTCAGCAACCCGACATGCGGTGGCTCAATTGGAATCTGCCAGACGGCAGCAAGCAAAGGGTCGTAAGCAAACCAATTACGCGAAGGTGGCGATGATATGAGTCCGGGCGTTCAAAGAGAGTTCAATCGGTTGGATAGCGAACTGAAAACAGCAAACGAAGCGATTGCGGCGCTGTTGGCGCGAGTCGAGCAGTTGGAAACTCGAAAAGCCGGTCGCCCGAAAAAGGATGTCAGTGGCGAATCTGACTGACCGCGAACTGGTCGCGATCATTGATGCCGAATTCGAGAGCGCGATGGGCGCTGACGGCGGTGAAATCTCGAATGAACGGGCGCTTGCGTGGGATTACTACCTGTCCAAGCCGCTGGGCAACGAGATTGAAGGCCAAAGCAAGGTTGTTACGTCGGACGTGGCGGACGTGGTGGACGGCATTATGCCCAGCTTGCTGCGGATCTTCACGACGGCGGATAACCTGGTCAGTTTCGATCCTGTGGGGCCAGAAGACATGGCTGGCGCGGAGCAGGAGTCGGATTACGTCAACTACGTCTTTTTCAAGCAGAACCCGGCGTTTCTGGTCCTGTACACATGGTTTTTCGATGCGCTCGTTCAGAAAAACGGCATTGTCAAAGCGTGGTGGGACGAGAGCGAGGTTATTTCTACTGAGTCATATGAGGGGTTAACGCCTGCGGAGCTGGCGAGCCTTCTGAATGACGACGAGCTGGAAGCCGTTTCTCAGGAAGAAGCGGTTATCGAGACGGTTGATGAGACAGGCCAGCTGGTAATTGGGTTGGTTTATAACGTCGAGTTCCGACGGACCACGATGTCCGGTCGTGTTCGTGTCGAGGTTGTTCCGCCTGATGAATATCGTATTTCAGCCGATGCCAATTCGCTGGACCCGACCAATGCCCGAATGGAAGGGCACGAACGCGATGTAACGCGTTCCGAGTTGATTGAAATGGGGTTTGATGAAGACCTCATTGACGGCTTGCCGGCGTCGGGAAGCAACTATTTGCGTTCGAGCGAGCAGATATCGCGCAAGGACAAAGAAGACGAGCAGGAAGACACGCCGCATGATCGGTCCCAGGAAACGGTCAGGCTTCGCGAGGCATATATCCGGCTGGATTATGACGGCGACGGGCGGTCAGAACTGCGTCAGGTCTTTACGGCAGGCAATCACGTTTTGTCGAACGAAGCGATAGACCGGAAGCCGTTTCACTGTATTTCACCGCAGCCGTTGCCGCACAAGCATTTTGGACGGGCGACGGCTGAAAAGGTCATGGATGTCCAGCAGGTCAATACGACGCTGTTGAGGCAGACGCTCGACAATCTGTATCACACCGGGCGTCCGGGTCATGCGGTCTGGGAACAGGGCATGACGGAGGACACGTTAGACGACCTGCTGACTACCCAAGTGGGCCGTGTGGCACGGTTTGCGCGCCCGGTTAATGAGTCGTACAGCCAGATAACGGTGCCGTTCACCGGGAATCACTCCTTCGCGATGATGGAGTATTTCGACAAGGTAAAGCGCGACCGAACGGGCATCAATGCGGATGGCGAAGGGCTTTCGCCCGAGGCGCTGAAGAACATTCAGTCCACTGTGCTGGCGCAGGCGGTAGACCTGTCGAAGATGAAGGTGGAAGCCGTTGCTCGAATCTTCGCAGAGACGGGTATCAAGTCGCTGTTTCTGCATATTCACGAACTGGTGCAGAAGCATCAACAGAAAGCCCAGATTGTCCGTCTTCGGAACCAGTGGGTACAGGTCGATCCGCAGCAGTGGCGCACGCGCTCGGACATGACCGTCAACATCGGCTTGGGTATCGGTACGCGAGAGCAGAACTTGCTTCACCTTGACGCGATCTGGGCCAAGCAGAAGGAAATGATGGAGCTTGGTCAGGGCAATTTGACGGTCAAGCCCATACACCTGTTCAACACGGCGGCAGAGATCGTGAAGAACGCGAACCTGAAGCAGCCTGAGATGTTCTTCGCTAATCCTGGAAAAGCAGAAGGCCCTCCCCCGAACAAGGATCAGATGCAACTCCAGCAGCAGCAGCAAGAGCTTGTGAAGCGACAACAGATGCTTGATGAGCAGAAACGAATGCAGGATCAGCAAAAGATCGAGATTCAGCGACAGTCCGATGCGCTTCAGCATCAGAGAGAGATGCTGGAACTGAAGCGCAAGACGGATGCGGATGCGGACAAGTTCACGCTAGGCATGGAGCAGGTCAGGAACAAGCTGACGGAAATGGAGCTGGCTAGCGCTAAAGATGTTCCGGGGTCTCGGGTATGACCGACGAACTCAAGCTTAGACGGCAACAGGATCGAGGCCAGCGGGCACAGCTTCTCATTGAGAACGAGTTGTTCAAGGAAGCAATCGAGAACATCGAACAAACGATTCTCGACGCATGGAAAGGCAGCGCCAGCACGGAAGAAAAGCAGCGTCACAACGCCTATCTGATGTATCGGTTGCTGCAGAACTTCAAGCAACAGTTCACGACAGCGATTTCCACCGGGAAGGTGGCTCAGAAAGAGCTTTTGAGAATCAAGGAAGAATCGAAGATCAGGAGGATCATAAATGGACGATGAAGCTCCAACCACAGAGCAGAATCAAGATAAGGCCGCCCCCGAGCGGTCTTTTTCGTTATTGGCGTCGGAAAGATTCGGATCGGCCTTCAAAGGCGAGGTTCCGAAAGAGACCGAACCGAAGGACGCGCCTGAAACACCTCCTGAAGAACTTGATTTACCGGAAGCGGCTGAGGTCGCGGACGATCCGCCGGTTTCAGATGAGCCACCGGTGGAAGTATCGGCCGAGGAAGAACGGTCCGTTTCGACCGTATCGGAACTGATTGAGTACCTGGAAGCCGACCCGGAATGGTTCGACGGACTGAAGGTTCCGGTCAAGGTTGACGGCAAATCAGGCGAAGCCAGTCTTAAGGACTTGGTGA